CCTCGACCCCATTATAATCATACCACTTATATCCTATCATCGTATTCTCACGACGATATTTCCTTTTTCTTATGACCTGACCTCCAGCTAAGGCGTCAATCATATAATAATCATTACATACTTTAACCATGTTATGAAAAATATTAAATTTAATAAAATCCACTATTATCCTTTATAAGTTTAGAGTATGTTTTATTCGTTAAAACACACTCTTAATTCTTACAGGATTAAACAACAACCCTCTATCAATTATCCTCTGAACGTAGTTAGAGGAATCATCAACTACTTTTCTCATAATGTTTAATGCGCCATTCACATCAGCATTAATGAGTTTTCCTGTTGAGGACTGGTACAGTCCTCTTTTCTTTCTCTTTCCCAAATAGTTTTCATGTTTTCCTATCGCTTCAAAAGCTAACGAATCACATTTGGAAGTATACGATTCTTCATGAG